TTTTATAAAACAAGGTGGTAATATAGATATAGATTTTAAACCTGCAGCAAAATGGAAAATAGATTTTATAAAGTATAAAGCGTGGACCATTTTAGATAGTAAATATTGGTTAAATTACAGAATAGGTAAAACAATGCTTGAAACATATAATGTAAAATCAATAGATTACTTTACCATGAGTATAGAGGAGAATGGTGAATTTAGATCATTAAGAGTTGGAGCGGGACTATGCTATGGTTATTTAGATAAGCACGGTGAAGTATATAAAATATATCAACCAAAAAGTAAGTCTCATAAATTCCATAAAGTTAAAAATTATATACAAGGGGTTGATCAGTTAAAATATAATCAACCATATCTGGTAATATGTTCATCTCTTAAAGATGCAATGTGTTTAAAAGGTATGGGTTATAACATAGAAGTTGTAGCGCCTGATTCAGAGAATACAATGATTAAACCGCATATAATATCACTATTAAAAAAGAAGTATAAAAAAGTAATAACACTCTTTGATAATGATCAAGCTGGTAGACAGGCAATAGAAAGATATGTAAATGCATATAAAATAGAAGGATCTACTCCCACCATATGCAAAGACATATCTGATGCAATGAAAACCCACGGATTTAAAGAAACCCATGCTATGATCAAACCAATACTCAAAGAAATATTAAAAAAATAATTAAAATTTAAAAAACAAATGAAAAAACTTAAAGCAGTACAAGAATATTTTAAATTTATATTGACGGATGAGTGGTCTAATGATTGTGATTTTTACATTTATGAAGAGACAACAGCTGATGGTTATTCAGTGTATATTGCTACAAGTAATATTAATGAAACTCACGTAAATGAAGATGTATATTATTATGATTCAGATTTAGATCACGCTTTAGTAGAATTTATAACATATGCTGAAGGAGAGCAAAAAAAAACTATATATGTTGATGACATAGATTCAGATCATGTTGAAAGAGCAATAGAGGAACTTTATGAACAAATAAACAAACAATTATGAGTTTAGAAGCAAAGATATTTTTAGATAATAAACAAGAAGAGCATTTTAAACAATTTGGTGTTTACGCAGATGTAACTAGTAAGTTAGCTGAATGGATGCAAGAGTATGCTGATAAACAAAATGGATTTAAACAATATCGTGAACTTTTAGTAGAGTATGAAGAATTTACAAGTTATAAAATTCTAGGTAAAAAAAAGACAAGAACATCAAAAAAAATGGTTAATGACTTTTTAAATGATAACAAAAACAAACAATTATGAAATCAAAAGAAGAAGCAAAGGAATTAGTTGATAAGTACAAGTACAGAATTGTTAGAGGAGTAGAAATAGAGCAAATGAGTATTAGTCTAGCTAAACAATGTGCATTAATTTGTGTAGATGAGATAATGAAATCTTTACGGCATCTAAAACATTCATCTACTTTTGATGAAATAAAATATTATGAAAAAGTTGAACGAGAAATAAATAAATTATAATATAGCAAATGTATATAAAAATATACATAAAACAAATAAATGTATAAATTAATGTACAAAATAAATATGACACAAGGAGAAATTTATGAACAAATGGATCAAGAGCTGTGGTCTCTTAACTAAAATTAAAAAATATATGAGTAAACTAATTAATATTATACCCTATGAGGTACAAAATCAATCTTTTATCTCACATTATACCCCAATGGGTATATGTGATAACTTAGAAAAGATATGTAATGCAAAAAAAACTATATAAAATGATTGAAGCAATAGGTTGGCTAACAGTAGCCGTAGTAGTAATGATAGTTGGTAAAGCAATAGCTAAAAAGCTATGGCCTGAAGACTGGGAAGATGAAATTTAATAATTATGAAAGATAAAAAATGGTGGATACCAGGCAATGTTCCTTCAAGCAAAAACGGAAGAAGATGGACTGGTAAATACTTTATAGCAAGCAAAGCTGTAATGAATTATAGAAAAGCTACTAAAGATATATATTTAAGTTATACCAAGGAGTTTAAAGAAGCTTTAAAGGATTATGATTTACCAGTTAAGATATCTTTTGAATTTGTCAGAGGCAGCCGCCATAAGTTTGACTACATAAACCCTGCACAAACTGTGCAAGATGATATGGTTAAATATGGCTGGATAGAAGATGATAATGCAGAGTTTATAATTCCAGCGTTTGAACAGTATACATATAATAAAAAGAATCCAGGAGTATGGATAAAAATAATTACAAAATAATTACATTAAAAGAATTCTTTAGATTAAAACAAATGTTTCAAGGATTGCCTGATGATCAGGAGGTGGCTTGGGAAATTTATAAAAATATTTTTAAAGATGATGCAATTGATTTGTTAATGCATAAAGCTTTAATGTTTAAACATAGAAAAAAGTTTGCTGACGCGGTAAAGTTTACTGATACACCAATAGTGGGTAAACAAGAATTATATGTTTATATAAAAGAAGAAAAAATGCATTCTATTTATAAAAAAATACTAGATAAAATTATGAAAAATGATTAATATCCAAGATCAGGTTGCTAAAACAACCAAAACTTTAATATTTACTGAGCCCTTTTACGGGCTCTTTTTAATTGGTATCAATAAACAATATAGTGAGCGTATTCCTACAGCAGGAGTAAGTAAGCAAGGTATTGGTATGCAATTGACAATAAACCCTCAGTTCTATAGTGAACTTAGTGAGGATCATAGATTTGGATTAATTAAACATGAGCTCTTGCATATTGCATTTGGTCATCTTTTATTAAGAGATCTATATTCTAATCACAAGTTATTTAATATAGCTGCTGATTTAGAGATCAACCAGTACATACTGGAAAGTAAATTACCAGAAGGTGGTTTATTACTCTCAAGTTTTCCTGAATTAAATCTTCCTGAAAAAGCAGGTACTAAAAAGTATTATGAGTTATTAGAACAGGCGCAAGAAGATGGGTCTTCCCCATCATTAGATAACTTAATGGACACTATGGATGGTAATAGCCAACATTGTCATAGTACATGGGAAGAATTTGATGAACTACCTGAAGCTGATAAGAAGTTAATGCAAAAGCAAATTGAGCATCAACTAAAAGAAGCTGCAGAAACAACAGAGAAAAGATCTGGTAATATTCCTGGTGAGTTAGCAGAATTAATAAACAGGCTATTACATGTTCCTCCTCCTAAGTTTGATTGGAAAGCTTATTTAAGAAGATTTATTGGTAACTCTAGTATAGTTTATACTAAAAAGTTAAGGCGCAAATATAATAAACGTTATGCTGCTAACCCAGGTCTTAAGATTAAATTCAAGAATCATATATGTGTGGGTGTTGACACAAGTGCATCTGTAAATAATGATGAACTTAAAGAGTTTTTCTCAGAGCTTACTCATATGCATAAAACAGGTCACAAAATTACAGTTGTTCAGTGTGATACCAAAATAAACAATGTAAGAGAATTTAATCCAAAAAGAGATTGGGAAATACATGGTCGTGGTGGGACAAGTTTCCAACCAGTTATTGACCATTATAATGAAAAGAAAGGGCGCTATACAGCTCTTATATATTTTACAGATGGTGAGGCTTATACTCCAGATAACTGTCCTAGCAATACGCTATGGGTACATAGTTCTAATTGTAGTATAAATGAAGAGTTACCAGGAAAGAAAATTCAATTAAATTAATAAAATAAAAAAATGGCACAAGTAAATTTAAATGTAACAGAGTTAAAAGGATTTGTTAATCATATAATTACTAATAATAGACATTTACAGGAAGAAGGTAAGAATTCTGTATCAGTTGAAGTTGTTGGTGAATCAGGTATTGGTAAAACTTCCACCATAGTAGAACTTGCACAAGACAATAATCTAAAATTTGTAAAACTTAATCTTGCTCAGATAGAAGAGCTAGGTGACTTAGTTGGTTTTCCTGTACGTCAGTTTCAGATGTATAAAGAAAAAACAGTACAGGCTAAGAAAGTAGATGACTTATCTATGGTTACTGCAGCCCAAAGAGCAGCAGGATCAAGTTTAGCAAATATGCAAACCACTACAACTAAGAAAGTTGGGATGTGGGTTGATGAACTTGCCGTACAAGAATATTTAAAGAATGGATACAAAATGACAGGTAAAAACAGAATGTCTTATTGTGCTCCTGAATGGATTGCTGATGCGAAAGCTGGTGGTATTTTATTACTGGATGACTGGAATCGTGCAGATACAAGATTTATTCAAGCGGTTATGGAATTAATTGACCGTCAAAGCTATATTTCATGGACACTACCAAAAGATTGGCATATTATTTTAACTGCAAATCCAGATAATGGTGACTATATGGTTAATAGTATTGACTCTGCACAAAAGACTAGATATGTAACTGCAAACCTAAAGTTTGATGTTAATGTATGGGCTCAATGGGCGGAATCTGCTAATATTGATTCAAGATGTATCAACTTTTTACTACTACATCCAGAGTTAGTAACTCAAGAAACAAATGCTAGATCCATAACAACATTCTTTAATGCAATATCAAGCTTTGATAATTTTGAGAATAATCTCAGTATGATTCAAATGATTGGTGAAGGTAGTGTTGGTGATGCTTTTGCATCTATGTTTACCACTTTTATCAATAATAAGCTTGATAAGCTTGTAACACCAAAAGATCTATTACTTCATGACAATGAACAATATATTCTTAATGAATTAAGATCTTGTATTGGTAAAGATGATACTTATCGTGCAGATATTGCATCTACATTAGCAACAAGACTTGGAAACTTTTCAGTTGTATATTCTAAAGAAAATACAATAACTCAAAAGATAACAGATAGACTTAAATCTCTATGTACAATGGATTATTTTACAAATGATCTTAAGTATTTAGTTGTACGTACAATATTCAACGGTAATAAAAAGAAGTTTAATAAATTAATGATGATACCAGAGATCGTCAAAATGACAATGAAATAAAATGGCAAATAAATCAGTATATCAAGATTTTGATACTGATGCTTTAACTTACTTTGGATTAGAACAGGACACTATTTATGGTGTCCTTTCTGGTTCAAGTGAGGTTAATAAAGTATTATGTACTCAAGATAAAACTACATATCAAAAAATAAACACTATACTAACTGTCCCAACAGAAGATGATCAAACTTTTAGAACTAAAAAGAAAGCTTTTATATTACCAAAGTGTAATGTATCACAAGATAGATTAAAAGCTGCTCTTAAAGAGCATGGTATAACTGTTACAAATGATTATGAGCTAGCTGACCTAATTGTAGGACATGAGGATATTACAAGCTACCATCTAGAAAACGCTGAGAATATACCTTCTACTATAATGATGAATAAGCTATGGAATTATGAAACAACAAAAGGTAGAGGTTCTGCAACACATCCTAATGAAATAGCAATATACAATTCTGGATTAGAAGTTATAATAACTCCTAAGCTTACAGACAAAGTAAGATACTATGATTTAGACATAGAAGATAGTTTATATGATGCTTGGATGATTACTGGTATGGCTATTAACTTAGCTCATATTATAGATACTACAAATGTAAGTGTTATTGATACTGAGACAGTGCTTCATGCTTCTTCTAATAAAATGACTCTTGATGAACAGCTTCTTAGTGATCTTAAAACTCAGTTAAATTCTTATGATGATAAAGCTTTAGCTCTTAAAATTGTTCCTACTATAGATTATAAGAAAAACTATCATTTATTATGGCAGTTTGCACAAGACTGTAGTAATATAACATATGCAGACAATAGAGATAAAGATTTACAGTATTGGTTAAAAGAATCTGGATTTCTTGATTTTGAAAGAAAGAGTGCTCAGGACATGATACTTTGGTTAGAAGAGAGAGAATTGTTATGTAAAACAAGTTTCAGATATTTAGAACCTATAGTAAGAAAAGAAATAAGCATTCATAACAGGGATCTTTATACTTTTAAAGTAGCTGTAAAAAAAGAATATCAAAAATATTTAAAATAGAATACTTAGTATGAAAACATTTTATAGAATAAATTTAAACAGAGATCTTATTCAAAATAATGATAAAGGAGATCTAATTGCCAACAAAGGTGTGCTGGAACTTGATGTTAGAAAAGATGAATACTTTATGGGTTTTACTGACTCATGGGAACTTGGTAAAAAAGATATAGAAAATCTAAATATACCCGATATAAAACCCGGTAAAACTTTTTCTATTAATGGTAAAAGTATATATAGATTTCCTAATTTAAGTTTACCTAGACAAAAAGTAGATTTACTTAAAGAAAAAGAAAATATAAAAGTTGTAAGAGATCCAAATAAAGCAGATATACATGTAATATCTTATAAATTTTTAAGAGATATATTTACTTTTAGATGGGAAAGCGCTGTTCCTTTTGTTGACTTTTTTAATATCATAAAATTAGGAGTAGAAGAGGGTCTATTTAGTCAAGAGTGTATTGATGATTTAAAATTAATGATTAACAACGCTGATAAAGATTCTTATGTTTCATTGAATAAAACTTATTACCATAATGGTCATATAAAACAGTGGGATGATAAATTTAATGATATAATAGATAAATATAAAAATGATTATAGTAAAGTAATAGTTATTGAAGAAAAGAATAAAAAAGCATATGAGGATTTTATAAGCAGCAGTTCGGAGATTGTATATGATACTGATATATTAGATATTATAGACTCTGAGTTAGCAGTTTTGGAAGATGACCAATATGATAATATCATGGCTATGATAACAAGCAGTGATATAGATAATAGAACACTGGGTGTTGAGATGCTGGCTAACTGTAATATAGAAAAATCTTTTAATATCGTGTCAGATTTATACTGGTGGTATTATGATTTCATCAAAGACACAAATAATTGGAATTCTGTAAATGTAAAGTCTTTACGTAATAGAATGAAAAGCTATGAAGGTGGACACAATACAGCTAATATTTATTCTTTTAACGCGTATTTAAATCAATTAGCTAAAGATGGAAAATTAACAAGATTTGCAGTAGACAAAACTAGAGAAAAACTATATAAAACTTTAATATCAACTATTTGTGGTAACACAAGTCAAGTTTTTAAAGTTGATCTAGAAAATTTGTATATTGCAGATGAATTAGAAAATATGATAAATGAATAAAGATGTAAATAAAGAAGAGCAGTTCTACGCAAAGAAATTTAATTGGAGTTACTCTTCTTTAAATAAATTATTATTTTCACCGTCCCTGTTTTACAAGGACTATATATTACAAGACAAAGAGGTTAGAACAGATAAACACCTTATAGAAGGAAAAGCTATACATTGTTTATTATTTGAACCTGATAATTTTAATACTAAATTTAATGTTGTTCCTGGTAAATCACCATCTGACAGCGTTAGAAAAGTACTTAAAAATATGTCTTTGCATACAGATGCAGAAAAACTGAATGATGTAGAACATTTTATTGTGCTTGATTCATTAAAAGAGATGAATCTATATCAATCTCTTAAAGCTGATGATGCAAGAATAGCTAAGATCATAAATGAAAATAATGAACCTTATTGGAAATTCTTATCTAATTCTGCAGTAGATGTAATTGATCAAGATACATTACAAAAATGTAAAGACAGTGTTGATCAATTAAAAAGTAATACAAATGTAATGTCTTTATTTGAAAACAATCAAACAGATTTTGATTTAGATCCTATAGAAAGTTATGCTGAGCAATATTTGGTATCCGAACTAGAAGGCTATCCTTTTGGTCTTCATGGTTATGTTGATCATTATGTTATAGATCATGAAAATAAAGTAGTTACAATTTGTGACCTTAAGACAACAGGTAAAACTGTAGCAGATTTTAGAGACACAGTTGACTTTTATAATTATTGGTTGCAGTCTGCTATATATTGCAAGCTTGTATATGATTCTTTAGGAGAAAACGCGGATGAATATAAAATTGTTTTTAAATTTGTAGTAATAGATACTTATAAACAAGTTTATGTATTTGAAGTATCAGATGAATCATTGTCTGCTTGGGCATCTGGATTATCAGGAGCACTAAAAACAGCAAAACATCATTATGATACTAGAAATTATACTCTCCCTTATGAATTCTTAGTAAATAAGATTAAATTATAGTATGGGTGTTTATACAGATTATTTTCAAAAGAGTAAAGTTTTTCTATATCCTTTATTAAAGATTAGAAAAGGTGTTACACATGTTCCCGTGCAAACTTATATTGCATGGGAAAATGTGTTTACTCTTAATGATAATAAATTCTTGTGTGAATACAAAACAAAAATGAATTCTGGATTTAAAAAGTTTATTGTTGACTATCTTCAAAACCATGAATTATTTGAGGATTATATTAAGTTAGATAATAACAGACATTTATTCATATTTAATTATAAATCATTAAGTTTTGATTTTAATAATTTTATTAAAGGTGAATATTCAAACATTTCATTAAGTAGTAAAATTGACATAATTGATTTTTTTCAATCACAAGAAAAAATTTTATCATATATAAAAGGGTTTTTACAACCCAATACAGTACATGAAAAATATGCTGAGGAATTAAAGGTAGATGTAGAATTAATAAAGAATATACATGAAGTATGTGATCCACCAAACTTAGAAAAGGAAACTTTAATTGATAATAGTTACATAATATACCAACTATTAGAAAAAAGTTCCATATCTTTGACTAAATAAAAAAATAAACCAATGGCGCAAATAGGACAAAATATGATGCTGGTAAACTCAGCGTTTAGAAATGCAAAATCATTTACACTTATCCCTGTGAGCAATGACTCACCATATGTAGAAGCTATGTTTGATCCATCATCAGGCGTATTAGCTGTTATCAGTAAGGTTATGAAGCAATCATACCACATGGTACCAAAATTAGATGATACAGGTCAACCTGTAAGATTAAAAACACCAAATCAACAAACAGGTAAAACACATAAAGAAGAAAGAAGACTTGTTGATACATTCTCTGAATTTTATCTTCAAGATAAAGATGATATTGAACTATTCATTAATATGTTTGCAATAAATGCAGAGCAATTTGATTACAATTCATTTTTAAATGTTGATATAAATGAAACTAAAAAATCTAATCTTATATTGCCTGGTCAATAGATCTGCTTATTAAATTGACTTAGTTGGAGTTTCTCTAACTTAATATAGTAAATAAAAAGCTCATTGATTTGGGCTTTTTTTGGCACTAATAAATAATAATATGGCTGAATTGACCGCTGAAGAATCTCTTGAGATAAATATATTATTTGCATTAAATAAATGCATGGCGGAAACTGCACATGGATTGCAATTTCTACATAAACACAAAATTAAATATAGAGCTAAACAAGTAATTGATGCAGTAAACAGATATGATAAAGAAATTAATACTTCTTTAGACACAGATCAATTAAAAGCTGTGGAAAGCATCTATGACTGCATTATGGATCTATTAGTTGAAGCAAAGGTTACTGCAATTAAAAATTACGAAAATGATAGAAACATTAGATCAAATGAAGAGAAGGATGATATTAAAAGCATTGAAAAAACATAAAAATCTTGAAAATGCTGCTAAAGCTTTAGGTGTTACATCTAAATCTTTATATAATTATAGAATTAATCTTGGTCTACATAGTGTAAAATATAATAAAAAAGAAAAGATATGAAACATTGGGTAATGGATTATGAAACATTAAAAAATTGTTTTACTGGTGTATTTGAAAATTATAAGACTACTGAGACTAAGGTTTTTGTTATTCATGATATACGTAATGATATAAATACTTTTGTTAATTTTTTACAGGATAACATAGTCAATAGACAATGGCATATATCTTATAATGGATTAGCATTTGATGGTCAAGTTACTCACTTTATACTAGATAATCATCAAGATTGGTCAAATTTAAGCGGTTGTGATATTGCAAACATTATTTATGAATATGCCCAGAGTTGTATAAAAAAATCTAATAATAAAGAATTCAGTGACTATCCGCAATGGAAAATGAAGATTGGTCAAATAGATGTTTTTAAATTACATCATTGGGATAATCCTGCTAAACGTTCCAGCTTAAAATGGATACAATACAGTATGGATTGGGAGAACATTATTGATATGCCAATACATCATGAGACTGAAATCACTACACAAGAGCAAATTGATACTATTCTTGAGTATTGCATCAATGATGTTAGATCAACAAAAGAAGTATATAACAGATCAAAATCACAAATAGGATTAAGAAAAGAACTTACAGAAACATATGGTATAAACATGTTTAGTGCTTCTGAACCAAGAATCAGTAAAGAAATATTTGGCTATTATTTATCTCAAAATTTAAATATTCCTAAAAGAGATTTAAAGAAAATGAGAACGCATAGAGATTCAATTAAAGTATCAGATATAATTTTACCATATGTATCATTTATGTCTGATGAATTTAAGTCTTTACATAATAGGTTTAAGGCACTAGAAATTGATTCAGCAAAACTTAAAGGTGGTTTTAAATACAGTGTAAACTATAAAGGTGTTAAAACAGATTTTGGACTAGGTGGTGCACATGGTGCTGCAAAAAAAGCAGTGTATGAAGCAAATGATGATATGATGATTATGTCTTCAGATGTAACATCATTTTATCCAAATTTAGCCATCAAAAATAAATGGTCACCTGGTCACTTTCCAAAAGAAGAGTTTTGTAACCAGTATGAGTGGTTCTTTGAAGAACGCAAGAAGATTCCTAAGAGCAACCCGATGAACTATGTATATAAGATTATACTTAATTCAACTTTTGGCCTTAGCAATGATGTAAATAGTTTCTTTTATGATCCTGAATTGTGTATGAGAATAACTATTAATGGTCAACTTTCTCTAATGATGCTTTATGAGCAAGTTATGGAAAGGATACCGGGTGCTGTAGCATTACTGCAGAACACAGATGGTATAGAAACTATGATACCAAGAGAGTATTATGATGACTATTTAGGTATATGTAAACAATGGGAAGAAATAACCAATTTACAATTAGAACATGATGAGTATCAGAAACTTGTTTTAGCTGATGTTAATAATTATATAGGTGTAAATAATTTTAAGGAAGTAAACATTACTAAATGGAGAGAAATAAAACAATCTGAGCCACACTATTTATTCAAAGTAGATGGTGATAAGTTTAGTTATGCTCCTGTAAAATTAAAAGGCCGCTTTGATTTTCATAATTTACAATTACATAAAAACAAATCAAAGTTAGTTATTCCAAAAGCTATTTATTCATACTTTGTTAAAGATATATTACCTGAAGATTATTTAGAAACAAATAAAAATATTCTTGATTATTGTATAGGTGGTAAATCTAAAGGAGATTGGAAACAAGTAGCAAAATCAATAAAAGATGGAGTTTATAGTGAAAAAGATTTGCAAAAGATAAATAGGTATTATATTTCTAAATCTGGCGTAAAAATTATTAAACTTAATAAAAATGATGGTAGGGAAATACAGCTAGAAGCCGGGAAATGGCTACAAACTGTATATAATGATATGAAAGTAGAACCAAAATGGGAAAACTATGATATCAATAAAGTTTATTACCTGGAAGCAATTGAAAAGGAAATAAATAGCATATTAACAGTATCGTCAAATCAATTAAAATTATTTTAAAAATATGGATTATTTTGAATTAGAATGCGCAGTAGAACACTGGGCGGAAGAAAAAGAAATTCTTTCTAAAGCAACACCAATGGCTCAAGCATTAAAAACTTTAGAGGAATGCACCGAACTAGGTGTAGCAGTCAATAACAATGATAGAGCAGAGATTATAGATGCTATGGGTGATATAATGGTCACCCTGATTATTCAGGCTAAAATGCAAGGACTTAAACTAGAGGAATGTCTTGAGTCTGCGTATAATGTAATTGCAAAACGTACAGGTAAGATGATCAATGGTCAATTTGTGAAAGATGATGAAGGCAAATTTTCAGAATGGGATAATTTAGAAGACATTGAAGTAAAAGATGCTGAAGAAATAAAAATGAAAGATATAGATATTATATCTGGTACTGAATCTGCATATATTAAAAATGAGTTATAGACCATTACCTGAAGGTCTTACAATAAAAGATTCTTCAGTGCACGGTTTGGGTTTATTTGCAACACAAGATATTGTCAAAGGTGTTGAACTTGGAATAACTCATGTGCATAATGATAAGTTTGAAAATAACTACATAAGAACTCCATTGGGTGGATTCATTAATCATAGTGATAAACCCAATGCTCAGTTAATTTCTGTTGGTAACATGATGCGTTTAACAACAATAAAATTTATTAAAAAAGGGGATGAACTCTTTACTAAATACGAATTATATGAAATTATATAATACACCTAGAAATAGTAGAATTAAAGTAATAGCAGATATTAAAGTACCTCCTTCTTCTCCAATTATTGAAGAAGCAGAGGAACTCAATTTTAGCCATATAGATGGAATGTATAGTTACTGCACAAGAGATGATGGTCAAGTAGTACATTTAGCTGCATGGACAGAAGTAGAAATAGTTAATAAATAGAAATGACAAATAAAGAAAAAAAAGAAAGGGAGAGATGGGCTAAAGCAGGTGTAAATTTTATGCCTTGTGATGAAGATAGTCAAATATATAGTTGGCAAAGGACAAATAGAAAAGCTTCTTATACAACTAAAGAAACAATATCTAAGAAAAACAGAAACCCGAAAAATATGGGTGTTAGACAATCTGATATATGGAATGGTAAAAACACAAAAAACTAAAACTCTTGTTACTAAAGACAATAATAATAGTGCTAACTGCATAGCTCCTAATATAATCTACGGATGTTTTGGGGGCTGTGTAGATACTTATTGTTATATGTCTAGGTACAATGGTAATAGAGTTTATGTCAACACAAATGTTGATGAGATATTTCAGTCTGTTGTTGATTGGGAAAAAGGTTACTATAAGGAACCTGATCAACAGGACCCTATATATACAATGGTAGATGTTGCATGTAATTCAGATCTTGTATTAATGCAAAAACATATGCCAGAACCTTTGATTAAATATCTTAAACGTTATGATAATCACCCACAGTTAAATAGTACAATGGCCACTAAGTATCCGGGATTATTAAAACTAGATGTAAATCATTTTAATAAACCACCACGGGTACGTGTAAGTCTCATGCCTCAGAAGTATTCTAATATATTAGAACCTAAGATGCAAAAGATAGCCAGCCGCATAGAAGATATCAATCGTCTTAAAGACTTAGGATGGGAAGTACATTGTAATTACAGTCCTCTAGTGTTTTATCCAGGGTGGAAAGAAGAGTATAATAATCTTTTCTCTATGGTAAAAGATAATGCGGGTATTAATAAGTGTGAGGTAATTGCATTAACCAACCATAAAAATCAAATGGCTAAAGCATCTCCAGAAGCTCAAGAACTTATGAGGCGTTCTTATGAAGTTAAGAATCAATCAGGAGTTATGAGATATCCTTTACAACATAAAGGAAGGTTGCTTAATGAATTCAAAAAAATATACAGTAAATACTTTCCTATGGATACAATACGGTATATATTTTAATATTAATAATATGATAACAATTATTGAATGGAATAGTAGACAACAATTTGAATCAAAAAAATTAGCGTCTGAATATTTTAAAATACCCGTCACTTTAATAGATAAAAGTTTAAAATTAAATAAAGGTGTAACATGTAAAAATAATAAAAGATATAAATTCTCAAAATCTTGGTCCCAGGATGGCCAATCAAGAATATTAAAAACACCTCGCAGTACTACAATGCCTTTTGGTAAATATAAAGGTAAAAATCCTAAAGATATACCTTTGAATTACCTTGTATGGATGTATAAACAAGAAAACTGCCCATGGTGTGTTAAAAAAGCGCTGAAAGATTTAAAAGAATTAATTAAATAATTTTTTGTTGACTCAGCTAAATTAATTATATTTACACTTTAAAAGTTTATAATATGGGATATTCAAAATCAACAGAAGTAACTAGATCATATCTGGAGACTGCTACTTTACCTAATCATGGTAAATCTTACACAGTTGTTTCACATAAAGAGGTGATAGACAACACATTGAATCTGCTTAAAGCAAGCGGGTTCTCCATAACAAATGAAACATATAGATCTAATATGAGAGCTAATGTTGCACAGGGTATTTATTATTTAAGACCCGTTAATCCAGTTGATAAAACCATACTTGAAGAAGAAGAGCTTGGGATGATGTTTTCCTGGACAAACTCCTATGACAAAAGCACAAGATTTCAATGTGCAATTGGCGCATATGTAAAAGTATGTTCAAATGGAATGATTGCTGGTGATATGATGAACTATTCAAGAAAACATACTGGTTCGGCAAACATGGATATTAAAAATCAGATTTCAAGTCAAATTAAGAATGCAGAAAAATACTATGCACGCATAATAAAAGATAAAGATGCCTTGAAAACTATAGACATGTGTACAAGAACACAATCTGAACTAATCGGACGGTTATTTATTGATGAAGACATGTTAGATAGTCAACAAGTATCTTGCATTAAAAAAGAGATGGATAAACCATCATATAATTACGGTGTTGCTAATGATAGTGCTTGGGCCTTTTATAACCATGTTACACATGCATTAAAAAAAGCACACCCGCGGGATTGGTTAGTTGATCAACAAAATTTTCATGATTTTGTCACGGCCGAATGCTTTAATAACAAAATAAATAATCCCAATAATTTATTTCATTCATATGAATTAAACTTTGATAATGCTGAATTAAATATTAATAAAACTGATACTGACTTATCTATAGAAATAGATGAGGATATCACAGAAAAAATGTTAGTTCAGGATATATATATGGGTAGATAAATATGATTTGGTGTCTGGTTATTCTTGGAATAATATTTTGTTTTTACATGACCCACAATAATAATATGGACAACTTTTAGTCCAGGAGATGTAAACCAACAGGGGGATAAGTTTTTGCATTCTTATCCCCCTTCTCCTATTAAAAAATTAAATATGAACGCAAAAGATAGAAAAGAAAGACCAGTATTTACTGGTGTTATAAAATATTTTCCTAAAGCACTTATGGAAATAGCAAGAGTTTCGCTACAAGGTAATAAACAACATCACCCTGATAAACCTTTACATTGGGATCGTAATAAATCAAAAGATGATTATGATGCACTTACTAGACATCTTATAGATGCAGGCACTATAGATGATGATGGAATTCGTCACACCGCAAAAGTGGCGTGGCGTGCATTAGCATGTTTAGAAAAAGAATTAGAAAATGAATATAATTTAGACAAATGACAAAGAAAATAGGATATTTGTTTAGAAGAAAATATAGTCAGATAAAGAGAGTGTTGGATTTCTTACCTTTAATCTGGAAAGGATATGATTGGGATTATCATTATGCGGTTGAATTATTTCAACATCAGTTGAAACGAATGGCTAATTTTTTAGAATCAGATAAAGCAAAGACATTAGAATCAAAAGTTGCCGCTGCTAGAATTAGAACGGCTATTGAGTTAATGAGCAAAGTATATGATGAAGAGTATGGAACAGAATATATAGATGATATTGAATTTCTTTATGGTAAAACCAAATATGAGTTTGTTGAGTTAGAAGAGAAAGATGAAAAAGGAGACTCATATTATGAAATGGTTCATTCAAATGAATTAGCAGTAGATGAAAAACATCAAAAAGAAATTGATGAAGTAAGACATCAAATGTTTTTAAGAAGCAGAGATAAACAAAAACGTGCTCATAAGTTACTTTGGGACTTTATAGAACATAACATTCAAAGATGGTGGGACTGATATGAAAATTAAAATTGTAAAAATAGTAGGTCAAGTATATATATATCCTATAGTCAAAGTTACATATGATAGATTCTTAAATGGAAATAAAGAATTTATAATTGCTTGGTTAAAATGGGAATTAATAATAGCAACATGAGAAAATGTAATAAATGTAAAAAGAAAAGGCCTGATTGGTTTTTTAAAACGGATAAAAAGAAAACCTGCCGTAGATGTGAGTATAGATGGTGGCGTGATATATTACGTATGATGGTTAGAGATAGAAAACTAACACCATTAGAAAGAATGGCATCCAGACTTGGATATATGGGTGTAGGTTTTCTTATAGCAGGTCAATGGACAATTAATCCTATATTATATATGATGGGATTCACCTGTGTACTTATACAAGTTGCAACAAGAAAACAATGGAATCTGGTTCTTTTACAATTAAACGGACTTATAGCTTGGGCTATACATTTTTTTACAAGCTGATGTTTAAGTTTTGATTAGTATTAACCACTGAGTCACCAGCCTTTGTTTTAGGACTATGTGGACTCAGTGGATTACTTATTTTCTTTTACATTACTTATATTAAATATTTTGGAATCCTAGATTTTGAAGTTTTGTACGGATTAGATTTTGATAGAAACCAGAACTAGGTGAGGATTGTGGTATACCGCCTGTTCCAAATGTTGGGTCTCCGTTATAACCAGAAAACTCTATCCTTCTTGGTGTAGGTGGAGTTGGTTCAATTGGTAATAGTGTAGCTGCAGTACTGTTACTCCAGTTACCTCCGAACGTTTGTCCAGCACCTACATCACCAGATCCTACTCCATTACGTGCTCCCGCAGAAACACCAATATTACGAATTGTTGCAGCAGTAGCAGCAGCAAACATACATCCAACGGCATTTACAGATGTTGGAACCCCGTCTATACTAGCATTAGGTCCAAGACTAATCCAAGTACGTGTTGAATTTAAATCAGTAAGTAAGCTGGCCCCACCTGCAGTACCAGTACCACTATATGGACCACCACCCACATCATAAGAACCAGAAGCTTCATCTCCAAATACTAGTGTACAAATTGTTGTTGCATCTTGAAATATTCCATTAGTAGAAACGGTGGTATCAAATTCTGTTTGAGTATCTTGATAACCATAGTTTGCAAGACCATAAAACCAGTTTTCTCCATTTCCTGGACCTTGATTCATGAAACCAAATTTAAAGTGAGAAGTATATCTATCTCTACCATTGGTTGTTGGGTTCGTATTAAAATCTGGAGCTCCCTCTACTCCACCTGTTGCATAAAAGTCTTGGAATAGAGATCTAAGACTATCTTGATTATTATAGTCACTTGATGCAAGCGCATCACTTATAGTTAATAATATATAATCACCAGCTTGAATAGTTCCGGTTGGATTAGCATCACAAAGTAAAGTATTAGAACCAGGAGTATTTTGAGTTGTAATATTTATTCCAGTATTAGTTAAGTTACCATTATTTGTGTTAATAATATCAATTGAAAAAGATGTTGTAACACCAGCAGGAAGAGTGCTTGGAACCATATAATTAGCAGTTCCTCCTACACCTGCAGTACCTGCTACTAGAGCATTAATATCATTTATAAAAACGCTGTCAGTTACTTGAACTCCACCACTACTTACAGTTATAGTATTAGCAGATATACCTGTAACTTGTGCTATTGCTTGCCCAATACTTACTTGCCTTGCAAGCTCTTGAGCAAGAGTGCTCATTGATCCTGAATTATCAATCCAAATTGCAAAATATGTATCTTTATCTGGAATAATACCTGATATTGTAAATTCTTGTGTGGCTGATAAACCCCCCGGATCACTAACTGTAAGTATAACTGTCCATATACCCCCTGTTACTGGATATGTTCCGCTAAGTGTACCTCCACAATCAGCTGGAGTATTTGGTGTAAATGTTAACCAAGTTCCCGGAGTGCCGTTAGAATCAACTAGTGTCATGTTATAAGTCAAATCAGAACAAGGATGATCTGGATCAGCTACTGTCCAGTTATAAGGAACTAAAACATCACCTCCTGTAAGATTAGTCCATGGAGTTCCTGTATATGTTGGGTCTGTGGGATCAATTGATATCCATACAGGTGCATCATTAATTGAATTAACAGTTATATTAACATTTGCTACATTACTATCACAATAACCATCATTTGCTTGATAAGTAAAGCTGTCAAAACCATTATAATTAGGATTTGGTGTATATGTATATGTTCCTGTAGCTGAATCAAAATTAGTTATTGTTCCATTTGTTGGTTGAGATACTATAGTAAAAGTATAACCATATCCTCCATAACCATCATCTGAAGTAATAAGTGTACCATTATAAAATGCGTCTTCATCTACTGTAAAGCTAGCATTATTTACTAGAGGACATGTATTTTCTGAGTATATTTTACAACATGCATCCCAATTTAATTGAGCAGTTCCTGTTGTAGGTATTTCGTATAGTTCAGCTTTAAACTTAATCTTTTCACCAAATAAAAGAGTTGAAGTTTGATATCCATTATTAATAGCTCCAGTCCATCCAGTACCTATACTTGATTGATTCCAAGATGTGTGGTTAGAAACTGATGTAAAATTTGAGCTATTCCATGTTGGAAACTGAATAACATTATCAGCTAATAATGAGCCTGTCTTAACATTTGCTGCAATAACAACTACTCTATCACCATCAACAAGCCAATCCATATCTTTGATGCTCTTAACTGCTGTAGTAGTATCATCAAGAGCTACAACAGCATTAAAATTACCCTGAGCAGAGGCCCAACCATCTGGTAGCATAGCTAATGTATCAAAACCAACTTGTGGTTTTATTGATGAAGCATCTCTAAATTTAATTAAATTATCATTTGTTGTATCTCTTACAAGAACTTGAATAAGTGTGTCATCTTGGTCAAGTGTATCTAATTTTGTTGTACCATTAACTTCAACATTTCCTTCAAGAAAAGTATTAGTTTCTACATGTAAATCACCCTCTACTATAGCTTCACCTTCAATTGTAACTTTAGTAGCTGGAGTAGTAGAGTTACCATCTTGAATTAATATAGAGCATCCCAATGTATTTGAATCTGGTGTCCATAGTGGCAGCCTGTAAACTTCACATTGCTCACCTACAATTGCTGCAGGATTATCTTCCCAAGAAAATGTAGTTCCATCAGATATAAGAATCTGATCCGCTGTACCAATTGGTAATTCTACTTTATAGTTTGTAGGATCTCCTTGCCATAGTGATCCATATGTTAATGCTTCAACAAGATCATCATCTTGCCATTTTACTCTACCATCTGCTAAACCAACAAGAACTTTATTTAATCCACCAACAGATCCTAGTGAATCATAAACAGGGCCTTCTAATTTAAGATTAGAGTTTATAGTTGTGGTGTGTGTTGGTACACCTGCTGGTACATCTGTACCATGAATAACATTTACATTAGCCGTAAAAGTTGTACCATCCATTGTAAAGTTTGCATCATCTTCCAGCTCACCATCAACTCCTACTATAACAATTCTATCATTAGTAAGGTCTTCAACATTAGCACTAGCAAGAGTAGCTTGATCATCAACATCCAAAGTTCCAATAATCTGAGTATTACCTGTATTTACTTGAACGGTAAAATTACCCTGACCAATATTAAATTCTGTTCCATCAAATGTTAAATTGGCATCATCCTCAAGTTCACCATTAGGCCCTACAATAACTATACGATCTTCTGTAAGGTCTAATATATTTGCTGAACCAGCTGTTAGTTGTAAATTTATATTAGCATTTTGGTCTACTTGTAAATCTCCTTCTATAACAGTGTCTCCAGCAATATTAATAATAGTACCCAGATCATTCTGAGAAATAATTGTTTTAGTAATAGTTGCTGTATTACAATCACCTTGAAAAACAGGATCTGTCCACATTGTAATGTAACGTTCTTGAGTGCCAGTAGGGTCTTGTCTAACCATTCCCTCTTCTGTAGCACACTTGAAGTCTCCCCATTTAATAACAAATGGCTCCATAGTTGGATTATATGTAGATCCAGTATTTAAAGAACTATTCCTATACAACTTACCAAACTCAAAATGATCTTTGATCTTATCAAGTTTAATTTTCTTTTTATTTCTATTTAAAAGTCCTAATACTTCTTGTGTATATACACTCATGATTTAATTATTTATAAATACAAAGCCGCAACCAATATATTTGTTTGAGTTGAACATGTTATTGTTATATTACCATCAGTACTGCTAAATGCAGCAATTTCAAAAGGTCCCAAAAAACCTTCTTCACCAGCTGCTAAATTTAATACTGCATTTTCTTTAACTAATTGACCTAATGAAGGATCATGATATGTAGTAACATAAGGTATTAATGTTGCAGTCATTGCAACTGTACCATTATTTTGCACATGAAAAAACTCTTTGCCTGTATTGGTCAATTGATCCCCGGTTGCACTTGGAGTAACATATACGGGTTCTAAACCAGCTTGTGATATTTGTTGAGCTGTTAACTGTGCCATAATTTTTAACTATTTCTAAATCCTTTTTTAAAAGCTGCTGATTGAACTGGCTCAGATGCTCTAGTGGAATCCATGTCACACTTAATACCTGCTTTAGCTATTCTTTGTCTTTTTGCAACTTTTTTTGCATTTCTTTTCATTAGAGTTTTTGAATATACTGATGTAGGATCATAATACCCATTCTCTATTTTTCCTGTTCCTTCCGGAAATGATATTTTTTTGGCCATGGTTATTTCTTTTTCTTTTTCATTGATCCACCATATCCCATAGTATTTGGGTTAAGTACATCTCCGCCATTCATGTAGCCCATAAGACCCCCGCCTTTAGACATTTGATCCATTCTTGCTCTGGTTGGTGTAACATCTCCATCACCAGCTCCATTTGTAAATCCACCGCCATATTGGTAGTTCATTCCTGCTTTTTTCATATTATTTGGCATAATTTCTATTTTTTAATTGTTGTATATTTTTCAAATCCTCTTGAACCAAAATAAGCTACATAAATTGTAACTAATAAAGTCTTTAATAGTTCTACCCAACTCTCATCTATATCAAATGCAATATCTAATGAGTCAAGCACAATATATAAAGAAGTGATAATAGTTAAATATACCAGTGTCAATGGTCTTGTATTTTTACTTAACCAAGAATCTGATTTCATATCACTGTCCCAACGCTTTGTTACCTCTTGCATTTCAATCATATCTAATTCAAGAAGCTTCATTGCTTTTTCTTTATCTTCAGGTGGCAATGTTGGGTCTTTATCAATAAGATTTTTTACTACACCCATAACACCTGAGTTAGGTAATAGATCCCCTACTACATCAACAATACTAGATCCTGCACCTAATAAAAATTTTCCAACTTTTGTATCTTTAAACTTTTTCTTTTGCTTTTTCATTATACTTGTGTTGTTGTTAAGTTACCTGAAGTATCTACACCTAATTGCCACACTTGTCCATTTGCGTCTGTTAACCTTAATGATGTTGCCGGACCTATTGTAATATCATTTGCAGTAGAAGTTAATCCTATACCTGATGCACTTAAAGATTTAAACTGAAGTGTTTCACCAACTTTACCACTATAAATAACTTGGCCTGCACCTAAACTTTGCGCTGCATTTGGCTCACCTGTTGTTTCTAGCTCTACATAATCATTATCTGAAGATATAGCAATAGAAAGATTGCTACTTAAAGACTTCAAAGATCTAAAGTAAACAGTGCACTCATCTGTTTCAGGATCTACAGTAGTTGTTTGATAAACTTGACCGTTAGTTGTTGGAACAGGAGGTGTGTTTTCATGATTGCAATGTTCAGAAGCAATTTTAAAGTCTTTAACTTTTATAACTTTAATACTTTTATAAGGAATTGGTGATGCAACACCTGTCATATCAGGTTGCTCATTAGTACCTAAAATAAGAACATCGTCCAAGTTTGCTTTCTTTGCAAAAACAGATCTTTTAATTAAACTTAATACATCAGTTAAGATATTCATTTTTTAAACTTTATTATGAATGTGTCCACCCACCTATTTTATATTCTTGCAATTGTTCTGTCCCATCTGCTTTACTAGCAACTCTTTTTGCATTTCCACCTTTTTGCATTTTTTCAAGTATTGAACCCATCATCATTTTATCTAATTCACCACCATCTGATGATAGTAAATTAGCACCTTTTTTTGGTGCTTTTTGAGTTGGTAATGCTGTAATTTTTTTATTCATCTTTTTATATTTATATGTCCAATGTAAAAGTTACAAAAAATAAGTATGCCTTTATAGTGGCGTAATTAAACTCAGCATCTGGTTGTATAAACTCCCAACCCAATGCAAATCTATTGTGAGGCCAATGGAACGCTATTTCTAATTGCCAGTCACCCATTATATTTTACTATTAGTTTTTTTACAAAGACCTTGACGGCAATGTCCTAGACAGACTTTACCCTTTGTGATCCATTGTATTAGTAAACATATTTGTCTCATTATTTGGTTTTTTTATTAACTTTTCTTTTTCTGGTTTTGCCTGCAACAGCTTTAGGTACATGACCCAGTTGATTACCAACCTCTTTAATTGCTTTAGCTACATCAGACAATTCTGTTGATGTAAGCTTATAACGTTTTACAATTTCTACTAGTGTAGCTTCGGCCTTTTCATCAATTGTGGTTTTAGACCAAATAGCTCTCCAATAATCTTGTAAACTAAATGTCCAAAGAACATGTATAATTTTTTTAAACATATTATGTTTTTTTAAAAGTACTATAGTAATAATATACAAATTTTGTATCAATATAACAACTCAAACACATAAAGATATATTATCTTTGTTTTGTCTTATTTAATAAACCAATAAATTTTAATTTATGAATGAAGTAAATCCAATACAATTTAAAAATAAATTTAGTGTTGAATTTTTACCAACAGAAACTCTTTTTGGTATAAAGTCAGTCAACTGTGAAGTATTATGTACAGATAAAAAATACCGTCCTGTAACAGGTGTAGAAATAGGTCTAATTTTTTTAACATTAAGTTATGTAAATATAACTGATTAGCCTTTTTATTCTGATAAATATTTCATACTTTATAGTTACTGAGCAGCTACATTTTCATTCTAGAAGATGTAGCTTTTGCTTCCTATGAGGAATATCTAAATCTAATAAACATATTATATATGAACAAAAACATCTTTCAGCCCAGAACAAACATTTTACCGTATGAATACCCACAACTGCTAGCATATAAAGATGCTATTAGACATTCCTATTGGATTGATACAGAGTTTAATTTTACAGAAGATATACAAGATTTTAAAATAACTATCAACTCTCAAGAGCGTGATGTTATTAAAAAGACCATGCTTGCAATCGCGCAAATAGAAGTTAATGTAAAAACTTTCTGGGGTGATTTATATAAAAGAATGCCTATTACTGAAGTCGGTGATGTGGGATTTACATTTGCTGAATCAGAGGTTAGGCATAAAGATGCATATGCCAGACTACTGAGAATACTAGGATTAGAAGAAGAGTTTCAATCTGTAGTTGAAGTACCAGCAATAGAGGGAAGGCTTAAGTATTTAAAGAAGTATTTGGATGGCACACGTTCTAGAGATAACAAAATGTACACTAAGTCTGTGTTATTGTTCTCTTTATTTATTGAGCATGTAAGTTTGTTTAGTCAGTTCTTGATTATGATGAGTTTCAACAAAGAGAAAAACGTACTTAAAGGTATTTCTAATGTAGTTGAGGCTACAAGTAAAGAGGAAGAGATACACGGTAACTTTGGAGCTGAAATCATAAACATTATTAAAAAGGAGAACCCTGAGTGGTTTGATGCTGAATTTGAAGATCTAATTTATTCAGCATGTAAAAAAGCATATAAAGCAGAGTGCGGTATACTTGATTGGATCTTTGAGAAAGGAGAACTCAGCTTCTTACCACAGAATACAATACAGCACTTTATAAAAAACAGATTCAATAACTCTTTAGAAAAGATAGGTATGAAACCTATTTTTGAAGTAGATAAAGAACTATTAAAATCAGTAGAATGGTTTGACATAGAGATAACAGGCACCAAAGAAGGAGACTTCTTTTACAAGAAGAGTGTTGACTATAATAAAAAAAGTAAGAGCATCACAGTTGATGATTTATTTTAATAAACCAACAATCATGGAATATAATAAATATTACTGGCTGACAGAAGACAGCCGCACATTTTTATCAAGAGGGTATATATCAGAAAGCCCTGAACAAAGAATCAAAGACATTGCTATAAAAGCAGAAAAGTATTTGAATATAAAAGGCTTTGCAGAAAAGTTTGAGGATTATATGGCAAGAGGATTTTACTCTTTGTCTACTCCTGTATGGATTAACTTTGGTAAGCAAAAAGGTTTACCTATTAGCTGCTATGGATCTAACATAGATGACAATCTAGATAGTATATTAAACGCAGGGCGTGAGATAGGTATGATGTCAAAATATGGAGGTGGAACAAGTGCTTACTTGGGTAATATTAGACCTAGAGGTAGTGTAATATCAACCGGTGGTTATGCTGACGGACCAATTCATTATGCTAGAATGTATGACACTGTAGTAGATGTATGCAAACAATCAGAAGCTAGACGCGGAGCTTGTGCTGTATATTTACCAGTTGAGCATGCTGACATAGATGAGTTTTTAGATATTGGTACTGAGGGTAATCCAATACAAAACTTGCAGTATGGTATCACAGTAAGTGATGCCTGGATGCAGGAGATGAAAGATGGGGATAGAAAGAAACGTAAGATATGGGCAAAAATAATTCAACGCAGATCTGAGTTTGGGTTTCCTTATATTATGTTTAAAGATAACACCAATAATAACACACCTTACAAAGATTTAGGAATGGAGATCACAGCTTCAAATTTATGCTCAGAGATCCAACTTCCTACAGATAGTTATAATTCTTTTGTGTGCTGCCTTGGTTCTATAAATGTATTACACTGGGATGAGATAAAAGAGACAGATGCTATACAGACATATGTGTATTTTCTTAATGCTGTAATGGATGAGTTTATTATGAAAGCTGAAACTATGCCCGGTATGAAGAGAGCATATAACTTTGCTAATAAACACAGAGCCATTGGTTTAGGAGTTCTTGGATATCATTCTTTATTTCAGTCTAAGTTAATTGAGTTTGACTCAATACAAGCTAAAGGATTGAATAGTGAAATATTTAGAACTATAAAAGATAGAAGTGAAATAGCATCAAGAAAACTGCACACTGACTATGGATATACGTGTTTAAGAGAAGGATATGCAAACACCACACTGATGGCAATTGCTCCTACTAAATCTAGTAGTTTTATTCACGGTGCAGTGTCTATGGGAATAGAGCCTATCAAGTCTAACTACTTTGTAAAAGATCTTGCTAAGTCTAAGACTGTATATAAAAATCCTTATTTAGAGAGTGAGCTTGAAAAGTATGGGTTAAATACAGATAAAACTTGGAAGTCTATTCTAAGTAAAGATGGTAGTGTTCAACACTTAGACTTTCCTACTAAAGTGGTGTTTAAATCTTTTGTTGAGATCTCACCTAAAGAGATTGTTTTGCAAGCAGCTCAAAGACAAAAATATATTGATCAATCGCAGTCACTTAACTTAATGATTGATCCATCTGTGTCTGCTAAGCAAATTAATCAGTTATATTTATATGCTTGGGAAGAAGGTGTAAAAACTTTGTATTATCAATTTAGCAAAAGTAGTGCTCAGGATTTTGCAAGAAACATTCTTGAGTGTGCTAGTTGTGAAGGTTAAATTATTTTCTTAAACCTTTGTGGTTATCTATAGCGTCTAGGATTTTATTTAGTTCTGCTGTTTTAATTAAACCTGCCATAGATGCATTCTTTAGTGCGCTAATTAATTGTAGAATCATAAACGGTACAACAACAACCTCGGATAGCCAACCTGTTCCTGAAAATCCTTTTTCAACCATAAGGAGAACGGTTAGGATGGCTATCCACACAAAGGTGTTTCTTGTTATCCTTAGTGCTTTATAGGTTTTAAAACCTTCTCTTTTTATGCCTGCCCAAATTCCAAATATACCGTCTAACCATAATACAGAACAAACAGCTAAGTACTGTTCCATATTTTCCATAGATAAATTAAGAAAGTATGTACATAAATATGTACAAAAAGCTGTTATCCCCACTATAATTATTTTAGTTGTCATGTTAATACTTATTCATTTATACAGCTCTCAATTTCTTTTACTTTTAATTTTAATATATCAATATCATTAACTGCTTTTTCTTGGTACTTTTCTAAATATAACAATCTCATATTCTGTTCAGCGTCATCAGGTAAAGAGCCTAGTTCACCTCTTGGCCACTTTACTCTAAACTCAGAGTTCATTTCAAGTTCAGATTCCATTCTCATTAGATTAATTTCTAACTGTTGAATCTGCGCTACTAGTGTAAAATAAACACCTGCTATAGATAATAAACCAAAACAAATAGCAACAATGGTTTTTACATTTACATTTAAACGTGTATCTTCAGATAACTCTTTCATAGTAGATCATAGGGTTTATACTATAATATACTAAAACTTATTGTCACAACTTTGTTTTATCTCTGCAAATTTGTCTTATTTAATAAAATAGTCGTTCATTTTTAAATAAGCATCATACTTTTGTATAGAGTATAGGATAGGAATTACGTCCTTCCAATTTTTATAAACTTTAAGTTGACCTTTTCTAGGCTTTTGTTGATATACAAAACTAGAGTTAGTTTTAAACTCCTCATCACTGTAGTATAAATACGCCATTGGTGTTGTTATACTTAATGATAATGCTTCACCTAATTCACCCATAGTTCGTGTTGCCGCTATTGGTGATTTAAACATTTGATATTGCTGTGTTAAACCAGCAGGTAATGGTGTAAACATTACAAGTTCTTTATAAGTTCTATCTGCTTGATATCTCAGTATGTTCTTGAACCTTTTAGTTGTTTCACTATCATCATCTTCACCAGCCAGTAAACTTGATAATACTTGAGATAAAGCAAATGTAGATAACATTATACCTATCTCACCCATAGTTCTATAAAAACCGTATAATTTATTTTTAGCTCTTTGATCTAAATTACCGCCTTCACCTGTATAGCCATAAGCTTCTAAGAAACCTTTATCATATTTAGAAAATTCTTTATTGCCTTTTACTAACTCACCTTTAACATAGTTTAAAAACTTAAATGCAGATATGTATCTTCCTTCCATCCAACCTAAGTTCTGATCAAAGTATTCTCTCTGGTATCTTGCTCTAATTGCTGGAGCAACCCATTTATGAAACTGAAAAGCTAGTTTACCTATAGTAGTGCTTTGCATGACTACTCTATCTTCCTTAGCATAGTTACCGTGTATTTGTTTATTTACTTCTCTGATTTCATTTCTTATTTCATACCTGAACTCATCTGTATAAGGTGTTTCTTGACCATTTCTCTTTATAACAGTGTCAAACCCTTCTTTTACTTTATTTGTGTGTGTTTTAGAATCATACACAAAAGCATCATACAAAGATAGTGTTTCCCCTGTATCACTATTTTTAAGTTGAGTATCCATTAAAATTGCCATACCAACTTTAGTCTGAACATTATATTCTGCAGCATCTTGAAGTACATACCCCCATTCAGTGGCTTTATCAAACCAGCTTTTTCCCGCACTTGTATCTGATGTTTGTTCACGTAGATCTGACATGCTATCCATCATTCTAAACATATCAACAAATGCTTCATATTTACTATTTGGTTTTTGCGCATCATACGTTGAATTCTTTAAACCAGGAACTAAACCAAAAGTTAACACATCGCCTAAATCACCAACAACATATGAAGATCTCTGAACTAAATCGGGAACTGCTCTTTTATTAAATTCCCAAGTTGCTCTTCTATATGCTTTTTTGCTAAAAAATCTTGAGCCAAGCATTTCTATATTGTTATTAATCCTACCGATGACATAGTTATTAAAGTTACCAAATGGGTTAAATGCTACATAAGATAATGAAGATAACTGAATTAATCCATCTGATATTTTATCTACTGCGCCTTTACTCATGGTGTCTTCTTCATAGTATGTCATAGACATCCATTTCTTTGCTTTCCTTAATATATTAGAATCAGCACCTTTTATTATACCTCTTTTTTGAAAAGCGCCATCTACTCTTGTACCTGTTGTTATTGCGGGGTCAGCAGGTTGATATTCTCTTTTTTCAATTACATTTATAAAAGCAAGAAGAGTATCTTCAATAGTACCCATAACTTCATAGTTTTCCGCCATAGCACTAAACTTCATTAATGATTCACCAAGATCCCTGCTAATTTCATTTGTTGTTGGTTGAGCAAGTAATTTTGACTCTTTACCTCTTAATTCAGCAAGATCTTTAGAATAAGCTGATGGTCCAATTAAACCTTTCTTTTTCTTATCATTTAAAGTTGTTATTTGCTTTTGTATATCTTCTAGCTCACCTTCAAGTCTTGGTCTACCAACATAATAAATAGGTAATGAACTTATAAGATTTCCATTTTCATCAGTTACTATACCGCGTTGCTGGGAAGTTGTTTGAAATATTTTCCAAGCATCATTTCCAATTGTTTTTGCATATGCTCTTGTAAAGAAACTAGGACGTTTCTTAAGATCTTCTATAAAATTGTTCTTGACTAAAGGAGTTCTACCCATCATTTGTGTCATGATACCGACTGGTAACTTCTTTAATAGATCATTTTCATATACATCTATGTACATTTCATAAAATTCTTTTTGTGCTTGCCCTAACGCATCTGTAGGATCCATTATAGATCTATATTTAGCACTAGCCATATCTCTACCATCAGCGGTTTCTAAAAGTACTTCACGGTACTGTTCTTTTACAGCTCTAAATGTTTGTCCACGCACAACCACACCAGTTGGGTCACCTAATGAGTTACGTTGTGCTTTAGTATAGTCAATTGTATCATAATATTTTGCTTCATATATTGAATACTCTTTATCTGAAATAGTTCTTGAATTCTTTCTTCTCCAAGTTCCGTATGGATTATTTTCTGAACCTGGTGTCCAATATTCATACTTTTTTCTTTCTTCTAGAAATTCAGGAGTGTATCTATGAAACATTCCATCAACTAAATTACCACTCTCATCTTTTACTTCTGCTGCAAAAAACTGACTAAACGCTCTCTTATCATTTGCCAACTTTATATTATAATCAATATCTTCTTGTGATGCTGAATCTAAATCAGTAATATCATTATAAAGATAAGGATGACCTTCATTATCATAAAGTACACTGCGCAATTCATCTTGTAGATCATAATATTGTTGCCCAATAGGTTTAACATATCTACCATCAGACTCATGCATAAAATCATAAATCTTCTGTGTATCATTTGTAGGTGAAAGTTTAAGAAGTTTATTAGATTTTTGTCTTAAAATTTCATTTCTTGCGCCTATGTTATCTAACAATCTTTGTTTTTTAGCTTTAAACATTTTATCCATCACCGCAAGTAAAACTTTTGGAGATGTTGCCATATCTCTAGTTTGTAAATCAACTGTATCAATATCTTTAACACCAGTGCCTTCTATTAAATCTATGAGATCCTGCTCACTAAATGCACTACCCGTCCCGCCATAATCATTATTAGCTTTTAATCTTACGGTCTCAGTAACAAAATTAGAAACTGCTTCATTAATAATACCTGCACCATCTGTTTGACTTCCTGCTAGTTTATTCAAAGAAAGTTGCAGTGATAACAATAAAGATCTTTGAGTTGCATTTAATTCACCTGATTCTTCAATAGAATATAAGCCTTCAAATGTTTTAATAAATCTGTCAAAGTTATTTACATAAGTAATAAACTCTGGTTTAGCAAAGTTTTCAGGATTTTCAACATATTCTGTAAATGCTTTAATTTGTTTAAGAGCATCTCTTAATAATGCTGAATAAGCTTGAGATTGAGATACAGGTCCTTCTGCAATAGCAATACCTATATATGCAAGATGACTTGCAATATCTTCTTTCATGTCTTTTTCACTTCTATCCATAAAAACACTACTTCTTACAGAATCAAGCGCATCCCTTTTTTTAATTAAACCAATCCTATAAGTTTCTAGTGCACCAAGTATAGTATTATATTCAGGATAATCATTTATATCTATATCATCTGCTACTTCCTCATCTCTTTTAAATTGATCTTCTGGAACAAATGGTGCGTTATACTGATCTGCAACGGCCTCTTCAAGCTTTTTTGTTTTGTTTGCAGAATCCAATGACTCAGGAACAATCATGTTTACCATATCTAAATTCTGGCTAGGTGGATGATCCACAACACCATCTGCTTGAATCTTACCACCAAACTTTTGATCTTTACCTTTACCGGTTATATCTGCTACAAAGTGTATGGTTGCAGCTGCATAATCACCTTCATATACTTGATACCCCATATTTTCAGCCATTCTTCTATAGATATTAACTTGTAAATTATGTTGTTCTCTAGTAGATAATGATTGAACTCCTTTTTGATATAGTAAACTTTCAGGACTTAAATCCCAAGATTTATCATATTTTTTAAGTGTTAATGACCCACCTTTGGTTGGTCTAAAGTATTTAGATTGAATTGAATTTTTACTTGTTTTTAAATCTAGTATTCTAATTTTACCATTTTTATCTATAATCATCAAATCAACTGTACCTGCTGTTTTAGTGGCATCATCAAAAAGAACTACTTGAGATAATGCTATTGAATCTTCAGGCATCAAAAATTTTAAACTTGATTCTAATTGATTATATACTTGATTGGCAATTTCAGGTGTAAGTAAACTTAAACTTACAGTATCCAAAGCTTCTCCGGCAATGATAGCATCTAGTAAAGCATCTACATCATTTCCCAAGTCAAGATTTAATTGTACATCTTCTTGATTTTTTAGTTTACCCTTTATAGCCGTGGTAACAGAAGTGTATTGTTCACCAGTATTTATATTATAATATGTATGATCTTTTTCATTAAGAATAACAATTGATCCATCAGAAGTATCTTTTAGATTTACTGATAAAAAATCAACATCTGTTTCTGTTGTTTGTGCAACATGAAACATTTTATCTAATATTATTTTTTGTACACCGTTTGCTGAATTCCTTTGGATATCTAAAGCTTTTTGTTTTTGAGGTGAAAGATTATATCTAATTTTACCGTTTACTCTTTTTTCAAGTTTAAACTGGATGCCTTCTGTATTTAAAAGTTTAGCAATATCAGTAAAGTTTGTATCTGAATTTATTGCAGATACCGGTACTGATCTTCCTGTAAGATACTCATTTAAGTTGTTTATGACATTCATAAACCACTCTAATGCATCTTGTATTAAATTTGAAAATCTACTTGTTGGTGTAGTTTCAAATTCTTCTCTAAAATGTCTGGCTAGTGCTTGTGTAACTATCTCTAAGTTTCTGTCGGTTTCACTAAAACGTCTTTCCTTATTATATGAATCAGTAATTTCCTGAACCATCTCTGGAAAATTAATCCTTGCTTCAGCTAATAAATTATCAAATAAAGTTTGATTATCTACTTTAATTGCATCAATAAATGGGTGCAACATTTCTTCTATTGCAACTTCATTGGTCACTCTTCCTTTTATTAAATAGGCTACCCCATCTACATAAAAAGATCTAACTTTATCAAAAGGTACATTACTTTTTTTCCATGATGGCATTTCATTATACATGGCTTCTGCATCAGAAACAGATAACATTTGAACATTTATTTGAGGGAACATTCTTTTAAGATGCATTACTACCGCTCTTGCTCTAGGTGTATCCCAAGCTCTTGATGATTCAATCATATCTTTTGTTGTAAACAGATCTTCATTTACAACTATTCTGTATGATTCAGCCGTCCTTTCAATACTTACTCTATTTTCCGGAATATTATTTATAGAAAGGTATCTTTTAAGTCTTTTTAAATTGCTATTCAAATAAAACTCATCATATTTTTGAGTATTAGGATTTGAATTATTTAAATAAAATTTATTTTGAAAACTGTGACCTATCTTCTCACGTCTTAAATTATTTAATAAACTTTCTGAAAAATTTCTTTGTTTTAGAGAAAACAATAATTTTTGATTACTCACAAAATCAGCTGCCTCAATCACAGTAGGAAAAGTATCTACGTTGTTAAGATCTTGCCACTGATTAATAACATTGTTTGTAGCAATTTCTGTTTTGTATACATTCTGCAATACTTTATATTCTGCAGTATTTTTATTAGGACATCTAGCCATGACTTATAAGTTACATTTTTTAATTTGATCTATAAAACTCTCCTCGCTTTCATAAATTCCATTGTTGTATTCAGCAATGAAGTCTTCCAAAGATAAGATATTATTTTCTCTCAAAGATGCCATTGCTTCTTTATTTCCTTGTATGTTAGCATCCCAGAAATTAGTAATAGTTGTGAATTGTTCATCTAGTTCCATTTCAAAATCTAAAGTTAATTGGCTTTCCAGCTCATCCGCTTCAGGTAATGATGTATCTACATTATCAATAATGTTTGCTTCAAGCTCGCTCTGATCTTGTGCATCTTGGTTTAACCCAAGTTGCTCTAATAGTAATTCTGTATCAGCAAGATTAGTCATAGCCGCTTCAGGATCAAGTTGTACTTCAATACTATTTTCAGTTGCTTCAATATTTACATTATCAGCTTTTAGTATTTCCTGTTGTATTGCAAAAGCATCATCTATTGCTGGTGAAAAATCTGACGGATCTTGTGCTTGTCTACCACTTTTAGCATTTACAAAAGCTCTCAGTTCTTTATAAGTAGGTCTAGGTCCAAACATAAAACCAATATGTGTTTGTTGATTGGAACCATACGGATCTATTTCTTTATATGTTTTAGATTCTGAATCTAACTTATATGTTTTGATATTACCTAGTACATCAGAAATCCTAACATAATTTGGTGTAACATCTCTGCTCAAGCCAATTGCATCCCAATTTACTGTTACTTCATTATCTTTTACTTGAACACCTTTTCGCAAACTTCCCGTTGTTGAAGACCTTTCAAAAGTCCAAAGCTTTGATCCATTAATGTTAGATTCAAGAAAGCCTTCTGTAAATTCTTTTGTTAACTGCTCTTGGGATAATCCAAACGCAGATTCAAAAGAAATATCCCCTCTCACTGCTTGTTCAACAGTATTAATATGAGATAAAAATTTATTTATTGTAAATGGAGCAATTGCTTCTAATAAACTACCATATCTTAATTGTAGTCCATCTTTAACCATTATATAGTTAATTATTGTCTGAGCTTGATTTTTAGTATCAAGAGAACCATATAGTTGTGCAAAACTATTTTGTAAATCTACTTTTTGTGGGGCAGATAAATTCCTAAATGTATTTGCCATTGCTATATTAAGACCTGAATTATTTCCTACATCAGATGCTGACTCTGGTATAACAAAATTATCAATAAAGAAATTTGATTCATTCTTTGATTCTAATACTTCTTTTATTTCATTTATCACATCAACAATAGATCTATCCGAATTAGGGTATATTAAATCATTACTTAATACCTTTTCGTTAAGAGTCCCGTTTTGTAAAAGATTATGCTGATAACCTTTTATATTTAAATAAGATAAAAGATCTAATGCAATATTTTGTACATCTTCTGTTTTTAATGTTGTAGCTCTTGTGTCTATATTATCAACCACATTATTTAATATATCTTGAAAAACAGGTGAACTACTTAAGAATGTTGCAGGTAATAATTTATCAGTAAGCTCTTTAAACAACTTTAAATAAGTACTATTCCATGTGTCACTATTATAAATCTTGTTTAAATCTAATAGGGCATCTTCAGAAAGTAATTCTTCTATATCTTTTTTCTTATCTAATACAGTTGCAATATCTTTACCAAGTCCTTTGGAAAGGCTTGTTGGTGAACTCATTTTATCTGTAAAAGTTTTTAAATTTATTAATTCTTGAAACTTTGATAGTATACTTACAGTTTCTTGATCATTTTGTGTAATCGGATTATTAATACTGTTAAGTAATAATTTTTCATTTACATTTAATGATGCTTTAGCACCTGCTTCAACTAATTCATCTATTTTGTTTTCTACTAATTTTTCAATACCCGGATCAAACTTTTCTTTTTTATTTAACGCTTGAGAATACAAATCTTGTATAACCGGATTGTTTATTAATAAGATAGATGTTCTGATAGGTATACTTAATGAAGTCATCATTGATACTAAACCTAATGCATGTCTATTTAAACCTAGCTTAGAAAACAAACGCTCCTTGGCATTATCTGTAGCCATGGTAATAAGAGAGGATATAGTATCTTGCTTTCTTTGATCACCCTCGTTTTTTTTCTCTGTAGTATATCTAAATGAATCGTATGTTACACCATCTATACTAATTGGAGTTTTCAAGTCAATAGCATATTCAGTTAGTAAACTAAGATATAAATTTGGTAATACAGCAGCTCCAATAGATGCTCCTTTATTTGCTTTAAAGGCAAGTATCTTACCAACCAAATCATCCACATCATTATTTTCTTCTAACATTCTATTCTTAAAGACATCAGAATTTTCCGCCAGTGTTGCCAATGTACTTTCAAGTATATCTAAAGCAGCAGGAGAATAGGAAATAGGATTTTCACCGGATGCTACACTATCATTTCCAAGTAATGCATATTTATAATCTAGTATTTTATTATTTAAAGGAGCAGCATAAGGTTCACCAAATTTTTCCACGTAATCACCGTACTGTTTTTCAGTAATAGGTAAACCTAATATTTGTAATGCTTTTAAACTTTTTTCAGCCAATCCAGCATCTGTAACAATATTTAAAGTGCTAAGTAATTTATAAAACTTTTCTGCTTCTAATTCTGTTGCACTATTTTCTAATTTTGCCGCATCTAAGTTTTCATCATATGTTAAAAAAGCTTCAGAATATATTGTTCCAGACTTACTTACATTAGTATTTACATATCTAATATAATCTGAGTAGTTTTCTTCAACTGTATTTTTATTACCATACTCAAAAAATTCTCCATCTTTTACATAAAAATCCTTAAACTGCACAAAAAGTTTATCAATATCAAAATCCGCACCAGATACCTCAACCAACTCTCTGGCAAACATTGCTGATGAACCATAATACACTGGCATAAAATCCACCCATTTAATATTCATTGCTGAATGATTATCTTGAGATGGTATTCTTACAGCAAACATTTTTGATATTACTTCAGGCATAGTTGCTGAAGGTGTATTTTCAATTAAATCCATTACAGATTTATGATGTGCTGGCATTATCATCTCAGTATATCTTTGACCTGTTGGTTGACCATTAGAGTCATATTCCATTACACCATGTCTCAATCTATCTAATACAACAACTCCTTCTGACCCTATATCTTCTTGCGTTAATGAATCAATATTAAGTAAATCATTTTCATTTCCTTGCCAAGCAGCTCTTCTTATAATTTCAGATCTAATTGGTACACCGTCTTTAATTTCAAATACTCTTCTATAAACTTTGTTTCCAAAGTCTGATACTAATGTAAGACCTAAACCAGGTGTTCTTTCTGAAAATACACCTTTACTGAAGTAACTTAAAAATAATTGCTCAAATTTTCTTACCGTAATTTGATTATTTAAGTTATAATTTGGTACACCATCAGTCATAGAAAAGAACTCAAGTATCTGACTACTAGATTGTGATGCTTTAAGACCGCTCAATGCAAATTCTAAAAATGCAGCCAGCTTAGGTGTAACTTTACCAGAAGCTTTAGATATAATCAATTCATCCATTGCACCATCAAAGCTAAATATTAAGTTCCTTTTATCTTTAAATTTTAAAGTAACTCTTTGTGATACAGCTTTATTATATTCTTCTCTAATTTTACCAACACTCATATTTAATGCCGGAACAAATTGATCATCATTTTGTTCTGAAGTTAATATCTGTTTTATTTGCGTAGGGTCAACTTGATCTAATTTGTTAGATGGGTTTAATTGTTGAAGACCCATAAATCTAGCATCTAGTGTAGTGACACCGTTGGTAAATGGTTTTGCATCTCCAAGTTCCTCAAGTAAATTAACACGTTGCTTCTTCATTTTAACTGCACTTAATGGAGCAGCAATTGCTATTGTTTCTTTTTCTTTTTCAATAGCTTCTAACTTTAATCTTAAATTATGAAGTGTTTCTTTTCCTGGTTGAGGTAACCAATTTTTAATATCCTCATTCCATATAGATGTATATTCTGGTGTTAAAGTAAAAGCAGACATTTTAAGAAATGTGCTACCATCACCGTAAACAAGTTTTTTAGAATTTAATAATGCTTGCATTTTAGCGTAACCTTCAGGTGTAGCTTCATTTCCAAATATTGAATCAGAAGTTATTGTTTGACCTGTTTCAATTCTGTTAATTAATTCTGCTTGAGCGGCTGTTAACTTACCAAAGCCAAACCACATATATCTAAATGCTTTTGTAGTAATATACATTTGAGCATCCGCAATATCAATCCCACTATCTTCTGGCTCTTCTAATGTAACTAAGCTTATATCATCTACAGGATGAACAACACCATGAGATGGAGCTGTTATAGCTGAGTAGGCACTATAGTATGCACCATTTTGCATTTTAGCTCTTTTGATCTGATCTACTGAATCTTTTAAAGAGACTGCTTGATCACCTAAAAGAATCTCATTTATAGAGTATGAGTTTATAGCATCATTAAAAAATATCTGTTTAAGGTTGTGTCTGTAGTTATCATTAAGATTTAGTAGTGAAGCAGATTGTACAAGAGCGTTTCTACTTACACCAGCCGCTATAATAGGACCTGATTTTACTTGATTAGATATTTGGTCTTGTATTTTTAATTCATCTATTAACTGTTCAAATACTTGAAAACGGTTTTCTAAATTATCAACTACATTATCACGTAATGCTGTCATTCCAGATACCTCTTTAGCAACCCCACTAGTTTGTTGTGTTGGCGCAGTAGTAGGTTGAGCCATTATATCTCCAAGAGTTTTCTTTATACCATATTTTTTATCTATACTTTCTGTATATGCAAAATCTTTAGCATTTAACTTGATGTCTGTTTGAGGTGGTACATTTTTTAAATCTTCTGTAATTGAAGTTATTAAATCTGCAGGTATTGCTGCAGAAATATTTTTGTCCATAAAATCTTCAGACATCTTAGAACTACTTATCATAGAAGGTTCAGATTTAGTGCCTTCATTTTTAAACAGTTCTTTCCGAAGAACACCGTCTTTTAAACTAAGTTTAGCCATCCATTGACCTGTAGGTCTATCAAATAAAATTTTAAAATTACCCTCAGTAGGATTTGGTATAATATGAGTTATTGTATTTTCTGCGTTTTGAATAGGTTCTTTTAAAGACCAATCTTTTAACTCAAAGATAGGTACATCTTTCTTTTTAGATTCTTCCCTTAGTTTATCAAAATTAACCTCACTAGTTTGTGGTAAAACTGTTACTGTCCCTGCTAATGCATCATCTAGTGTAATAACATTACCTGCATTACCTGCTTTAATTGCTGCATTAATAAGAAAGGTCTGTTGTTCTTCAGACATTAGTGTCTTAGTATTAAAAAACGTAAGCGCTCTCCCGTCTGTATAACCCAATATATCTTCTTGAGTTTTTGTTGCGTTATTTGCTTCTCTGTTTATTCTAGCAAATTCAGTTCTAATTTTATCTATATATATATCTACAGTCTCTTCAGTTAAAACGGCTTTTCCATTATCCATTTCTACAGTCTTAATTACCGGAAGAGAAATCATATCTCCTGTATTAGATGCTTCCATCACTCTTATAAGCACTGGAGCTAATCCTGTAGTAATTTTATTACCTTCAGCGTCTATGCTTTCTACGTTAGATACTTTATAACTTTTGCTGTTTAATAAGCCTGCATAATTGTTTATTAAGTTAAGAGCAAACTCTTGTGGAGTAAAATCACCATATGTTGAGGTTTGTTTTACATCTTGTAAAGAGCCATCTAGTTCTTCTTCAGTTGATAGTAAACTACCTATTTTATTTCCTGCTACTCTTATTATTTGCAATCTTGATTCTAATGACAACTGATTAAAAGCCGCACTATTTAATAAAAAGTTATTTGCTAAATAAGGATCTGATTTTAATAACTCTTCTAGGTTATTTGCATCATTTAATTCTGCTATCTTTTTTAAATGGTATGTTGGTAGTTGATGTGCGTAAACTAAATCACCATTAGGATTTTTAAATACAGATGCTCCAATTGTTTCATCAAATGGTGCATTACCAACAGCCATCTTCTTTAATCTAGAATCCATACCAGATTCATCAACTGAAAAGATATCATTGTTATCTTGAATCAGTTGACTCATTAAAGCTATGGAACTTTCTTTGTAAGGTTTACCATCTAAATCATGAGTTAATGATGGTGTTTCATTTTTATTTAAATCTAAAAAAGCACGTTGATCAGATTTTAAATTAGCTCTGTTATACAACATATTATATTGAATATAAAGAGGGCTAATTTTAATACCAGAAAGATTAAATAACTGCTCAGAGTACTTCTTAGCATCTTTTTTAAGTTTAGCACTACTTATACCTTTACTATTTGGTATTATCTCACTTTGAATTTCAGCAAGTAGAGTTATTAGTTCTGTTTTTAAATTAGGATTAGATAAAAGCTGTTTCCTTTTACTAATAAACCCCTGACTCCATCTATCCAATTGAGAATTAATATCATCTCTTTCTGAAGCAGAATATACTATTGTATTACCCGAATTATCTCTTTCATTAAATAAGTAGTCAACTCTAAAGTTTTCAAAACCTTTTAATATTGACTGAAATAGTAAAGGAGAATTTACTTCTAATGGAATAGAATCATCACTTAATAATTGTTCTTCAGATATTCCCACATCATTTAAAATTCTACGTACAACAGCAGATGTTTCTGAATTATCTTGACCAAAGAAATACATGCTTTGAAGTATCTTTTTAGGGTCGGTTAAATTTTTAACAGCTTTAAGTAAACCATTATATGCTTCTACAAAATCAACAGCTATTATTATTGGCTCACCATTTGTTAACTCAGTATTCCCAAAATAATCAGTTGCTTCTACAGAAGTTGTTGCTATGTAAGCTCTAAGTTGACTACTCAAAGATCTAAATCCACCAATCATTGATGCATCCTTTTCATACTCAGATGTAGTTCTTAAACCAGTGGAGTCTTCAAACTCCTCTACTTGAAACTCTTCTTCATTAGCCTTATCACTTATTTGGTTAATATATTTTATACTTTGATTTCTTATTTCATCGCTATAATTATCAAAAGCTGATTGTATTTCAATTAATTTTTCTTTTTGTAAATTTGTTTTACTTTCATTAATTGGATTCTCCAGACTATATAACCATTCAAAGTCATCTAATATAGAATCCATTTGTTCTTTAGGATTATAAGATTCATTTAATTTAGATATACGTTGTAAAAACATAGCTGATATATTCCTAATTAAAGGGTCTGCTATATCACTATCTAAATAAATAAATCCTAAATTACTTTCTTTACTAATTGAGTCATGAGGTATTAATGCGTTGGCCTCTATAGTAGTTCCAATATCTAATGCCGTAGTAAATTCATTGTTGGCTATTTGCGCACCTTTAAACTTACCTGAGTCAATATTTTCAAACAATGTCCGTAATTCATTTTTTGAATATGAATTAAATACACCCTTAATCCATTCTATAATTCTGGTAAATAAAGATTTGACACTTGGATCAGTGTTAGTATTTTTAGGGTTTACTTTAAACTTTTCAAATTCATCTGCTAAATATTCCTCATAGTATTCATTCTCTAGTTGTTTTCTAGTCATGTTACTATATGTATCTGCAGAGTTTTTAAACTTTTCAAGTTCTTTCTCAAAACTTTTTCCTTGAGCTCTGAGTTTAGCTCTGACTTCTTTTCTAGCTATGCTTCTATATTTATTTATCTCTTCATTACTAAGCAGCATTCTAAATACACCGTGAAAGGCTTCGTGATATTTATATGGAGATGTTGCACCAGTATAAATAGTTCCGGATACTTCTTGTCCACCAGCTATGTGATTTAACCCTAATACAAACGCACCAACGCGTACACCACCTGCTTTTAAATTATTACCTAATGTTGTTATATCAGCTATATTAATAAAACTAGGTAGATTACTTGCAGCCCAATCGGTAAAGATATCTATATCCTCTACATCTGTTAAACTTAAATCAGAAGAAGACATAATTTTATTAGCTTCCTTTTCAATTGCTTTTCTTTGAGCTAATAATTTTTGATACTCTTCACTTGTTCTAAGAGTCTTACCCCTATCTTTAGGTGCAACACCCTCTAATAGTTGTGTTTTAAGAGATTCAAGTTTTTGTTTAACTTTATCAAGGGGATTAGTTTGTTTTGTTGATTCTAAATAATCAACACCTCTTTGAAACCAAGCCTGTATCTTTCCCCCTAACTCAGGTATTACAGCTTTAGCTTGTTCTAGTGATACCCCATTAACACTAAAAGATTCCGCTACCTCTAAACCTGAAGCATCTATAGGAAAAAATAAACCTCCTCCAGTATAAATAGATATTAATTGTTTTACACCTGCGCTTCTTTCAGCCTCAGTACTTTGTTGTGCTGTTGTAAGTTCTGGCCCAGTAGGTATAGGATTACCTTCTGCATCAGTAAAATTTTCTGTTGGTGTAAAAACAGCTTGTGTTGATGTGCCTTCACCACCTTTCTTAGATACCATAACATTAATAGTAGCAGCTCTCATATTATAAACTTCTACTTCTCTTGTTGTTAGATTATCCACACCTTCTCTGACAATTTTATTCACTATATGATTGATGTATTCAGAAGGTAATGTAATAAAATCTTTAGCTGCAAACTCAGCAAATGCTGCATCACTTAAATCTAATAAACCAAACTCAACTTCTTCAGAAGTAAAATTAGTTTCTTCTACTGCCTCAACAACATCTTCTTTTATATCACCCTTATCAATTTCAGCTTGAATAGCTGAGGAATCACCGGTTGCTCTAGCTGAGCTATTTAATACTACTTCAGGTCTTACATTAGTAGTTGTAGCATCTATTAAATCTGTAGCAGTTACTTGTGTTGGAAATGATTGTCTAAAGTTTTTATTTGATATTTTGTTTCCTGATTTTGCTATTTCTTCGTTATTATTAAAATCATTAATTAATGTTTGTACATAACCATTAATAGATGAATCTGAAACAAAACTTTTTGCATTTCCAGCTGGTATATCTACAGTAATGGTGTCTCCTATTTGTTTGCCAATATCTGTATTATATAATTGTAGTTGTAGCTTACCCCATGGAGTAACTTGCAAAGAAATATTATAACCCCCTTTAGCTGATATAAATACAGATTCTCTTATGTCTTCCTCATTAAATTGGGTATTGTACGCTAAGTCCTTAGCCTTTCCGTCTTTATCTAGATTTTCTTGTTTAGTTTTTTGTGCTCTATTAACAAGTTTAGATGCTAAATCATCTCTTTGAGATTTATTATATGTACGAGCCTTTAAATTAACTGGTCTGTAAGATCCATCAGGCAATTGTACTATGGCTATATATCTATCAGTACCATTCTTAATATTATCCCACAATAAATCTTTTTCAAGTCTGGATATTATTTTATTAGATAATTTAACTCCATCGCTTCCTTCCAATGAAGTAATAAATTCTACTGATCTAGCACCGCCCTTTTTTCTTTTTAAATCAAAAATAAAGTAATTACCATTTTCATCAGCATGTTCATAGCGTAAATTCTTTAAAGATCTTGTTGTAGAATTATCATATGACATGCCACCTTTTTGAATAGCAAATCCTAATCCAAAAGGTAATTCATTTAATGATACAACGTTGGTATCTATATTACTATTTATTACACTGTCAGCATATGACACCAATAATGCATTTAAAGCAAAGTTATTTCTTGCTAACTCTAAAGCTTGTTTTTGATCTAATTTATTTTTTAATTCAGGACTTACAAATAAAGTGTTCAATGCTTGTTCTCTAGATATATTAGACAAAGATTTTATCTCTTTACCTTGAGGATCTTGCATGCTTACATTTGCATTAGGTATATATGCAAACACACCATTTTCATTATCTGTTAATGGAATATTATTTTCATTTAATATTCTATTAATTTTTGTTTTTGTATTCCCATCTGGAATGGCAAGACCTATGCTGTATTTAGATTGTTTGATGTCAACATAAGGATTTTCTTCTTTTCCTGATACAATGTATTTAGATGCTTCATTATTAACAACTTTATTTGATGTAATAACAAGCACAAGATTATTAATTTCTTCTTGTGTTAAATTATCTAATATAAGATTTAATCTATCATCCGCATAACTATAGTCCCTTTGACCATCAACGGTATTTGCATGAGGGTATAACTTATTTATATCAGTTATGTTTACTCTAGAAACATTTGCAGGTAGTAAATTAAATTTAAACTCTTGTATAGAATAAGAGTTTTTAAATTGACCGGCTTGTAATGTAACAGGTTTGCCTTCAAAATTATTAGGAACCAAACGCAAATTACCACCCTGTATAAATTTAGGAGTGCTAATTACCCTGTACTCTTTTCCATCTTTATCATAAACCAATTGACCTTGAAATAACATTTGTCCATCAAAAGGGAATGGTGTACTATCAGGCGCACGTTTATCTAATTCTCTCATTGCTGCAATAGCAGATCCAGAATCATTAAAAGCATTAAGTGTAATTCCTATTTGTGCTAATAATTCAGGAGATACGTTATTACCTTTTTTATCAACCAATTTATATAAAGCTTCAGCCTCACCCTGTTGATTTATTGTTATTATTTTAAAAACATCTGATGTAACACCAACCTGAAATACACTCGGTCTAGGAGGATTAGCAGGATCAATTTTATCTTCATCATCTTCATTACCTACCGCTGGAGTAACATCAGTTGGATCTGACTCAACACGTTCAGTATAGTACATTTCATTTAATGGTATACCAGCTGCTTGAAGTATTTCTTTTACTAAATCATTTTCTAAAACCTCTCTACTTTTTAACCAGGTTTCAAAACCTTTCTCAGATTTAATATCTTCATCAGTTAATTCTGTAAATACAGGATTACCTTGAGCATCTAATACTGGAAGTTTACCTGATATCCATAATTTCTTTAATGCATTAAATGTGTTTTGCCAGTTAAGACCTTCTTGATTTCTCCACTCTTCAAAGCTTTTAACCTTTTCCTCAAGAACGGTTTGAGTACCGGCATATTTCCTATATTGTCTATCTAATAAAGCTCTTAATAATGGAGTATTATTTGCTTCTGGTAATACTACATCTATGTTAGCCTCCTCTAAAATTTCTTCTTGATTACTTTTTGTTTCCTGTACCTCAATGTCTTTGCTCTCTTGTTCAGTTGTTTCTGTAGAATCATCAGTCTTTTCTGACATGTTTTTATAGACATCAAGCAATCTTTGAATTTGATCATACTTTACTTTATCTAATTTAGGATCTATATCCCCTTGTTCATCATAAAAGTTTTTTAACTCATTTATATTTCCAGTGAGTAAAAATTTCTTAACTTGCTCAGGATCACCAACATAACCTGCTTCAAATAGTTTATTCATTAAAGTATTTGCTTCTTTTATATTGATATACTTTTCTATTTGTTGCTTATGTATTTTAGTAAGATTTTTGTATATGTCTTTGTTAACTTCTATTTGTCTATCAACAATTTCATTAAGCCTTTCGGGATTGTTCAAATACTCAATTGCTTTATCATATACCTTAGCTCTGCCTTTTAGTGCATGATAATCAACCATTTGTTTAAGAGCTTCTTCAATTTTAGATCTATCTACAAATGAATTAGATGATTGTGCCATAAATTGCACATACTCTTGAAACGCCCC